GGTGGGTAGAAACTGAGAGTACCGGGAGGGTGAACCGAGGAAGTCCGGGCTAGGCTTCCCGTCTTTCGTCTGCGCGTGCAGATAAGGGTACGGATCGAGGTTATTCTTCACGACGTTGCTGATAACTGGTTGAATCGTGTCCGCCCATTTGCCGAAATTGACGTCAGCTTCGGTGTCCTTGCCGAACATACCTGGGGTGCGAAACACCGCTCGAACCTCGTGCTCCATCTTTTTCTGGGCGGCAAGAATTGCTTTTCCCTGATCCGTATGGTGGAGGTCCATCAACGGGCGCAGCTTCACGAGATCCTTCGTCGAGATGCCGCCCTCGTGTTCCGGTTTCTTTGCCAGTTCTTCAAGCTGCGCCGGATCGGTGAACGTCTTGGTGGGGTCGCCAACCGGCTTCATCAAGTCATCCCGAATCAGGTTGATGAACGTCGCGGATGCTTGCTTATCCTGACCAGTCACAACCTTGTTCAGCATTCCTAGGTAACGCGGGATCTTCTCTGGGTGGTCCTTGAGAGTCTCGTTGATGGAGTCCGGGGTCACGATATCCACCTTCTTGCCTTGCGGAACCTCCCACGGGTGTTGCATCAGATACAAGTCGGTAGCGATTTTCGCGGCAAGCCGATTCCCTTCCAGGGTGTGCGCTTGCTTAGCGAGGCGCTCTTCGCCGAGCTTCGCCATCGTCTGGTGCTTCTCTTCGGTGAGAATGAGATTGATCATCTCGTTCTTCTTCTCGCCGTCGATGTACCGGTCATACGCCGGCGCGAACTCAACTCCCCCCGCGCCGGCCGCCTCGAACGCGTGCTTATAGACTCCGGCTGCCGAAGTATCTTCGGACGAATACCCCAGCAACCGCTTCATTGCGAACGCGGGATTCATCTTCGCGGAACCCTTGATCGCGCTTTCAGCAAGGAGTTCGATCCCTTTGCGTTGCAGGACAAGAGCTTGCTCTGGTGGCAGACCCCCCTTGACTGAATCCGCGATCGTTCCACGCCACCGATCGATCGACGCGCCGATGTTCCACGGATTCAGGAGAAGAGAGGAGCTCTCCGAATTCAGCACCGCGTGAACGTCTTCCTTGCGCTGGTTCGCCGCCGCATCTGCTTGCGCTCCGATCGCCTTTTCGCCGAAATGCTGGCGGAGCTGCGCAACCATCCGTTGAGCCAGGTTCTCGCCCTCGCGGGTCTTCGCGCCGGCCGTGATCGCCGAGGTGTTCTTGTCGAACTCTCCCAGGAACTTCGCAGCATCGAAACCCGGTTTCCGGGATTCCGCGATGAACCGGGCGGTTTCGCTCAGATGCGCCTGGCTCCCCGCCGCGTGAAGCGCCGAGATGTCGGCCTGCTCCACGTTCTTGTAGACCGCGTCCCCGAAGTTAATGAGGCCATTCCCCAGGGTTTCATAAGCGCTTGCGCGCGTGCGTCCGGCAACGGCCGCCCCCTCGTACGCCGCTCGCGCGGTATCTGCTTCTCCCCGCACCTGAGCTTCGCCTACTTGCGCCTGGGTCCTGACCCCGAATTCCCCCGCGGCGGCTCCCTGCTGCGCGGCGAATTCGCTGGATGCCTGCTTCCCGCGGTTGGCGAAGTTCTGGACGTCGGCCGCCGCGCCGAGCTGAAAATCACCCAGCTGTTTGGCCGTCTCTGCCCGGTACCGGGCGAGCGCTTCCATCGCGCTCGCGGTCTCCCGAGTGGCAGAAACGAGCTGGCCCTGCCCCGGGGCGAAGTCCTCCCCCGTGGCCTGAACCTCCCGCCCGGGGCCGGCGACTTTCGGTTGCACATCGATAACTGGGATTCGTGGCATAGTCTCTACCTGTTAGAAGTTCGGGAGGATGTCCCCGAGCAGATTGTCGGAGAGCTCGTTACCGATCGCCGGAATTTTCGGAAGCAGGTTGGCCGCCCCACTCAGCAAGCTACCCATCGCGCCAATGTTCCCGGACTGAAGGAGATTCGATGCGCTCGAGGCCCCGGCGCCGGTGTACTGCGCCGCCATCCGCTGGGCGTTCTGTTGGAACGCGGTCGCCGCGTCTCTCGCGGTGTCCGTGTACACCTTCGCCGTGGCTTCTCCGGTGGACGTGTACGCGCTTGCCGCGCTCTGCGCTGCGGTCTCGTAAGCTTTCGCCGTCTGGGCGCCGACGTCCGTATAAAGATGTGACATATCGGCGGCCTGTTGCCGAAAGCCGCCGGCGGTGGCCTGAACGGCTTGGGCGTCTTCCTCAATCAGGCCGGCCGTCCTCTGCGCGTTCGTGGCCTGGAAGGCATCCAGTGCCGCGGTGTTCCGGAAAGACCGGGCCTCAAGCGCCCCTTCGTGCCGGATCGTCAGTGCGTTGAGTTCCGCGTTGGCCGCGTTCGAGGCCAGCACGTCAAGCGCGCTTCCCGACATCTGGATGCCCGACGCCCCATAGGCGACCTTGATCCCGGCCAATTCCCCCGCGGAGGCGACCCGAGACCTGCGCTCCTCTTCAAGATATTGCTGTTCAACGAGCGTCGCGTTCTGGTTGGCGAGGTCGGCGTTGTACTGCGCGGCCTTCCCTTGCGCGATGACGGATTGTTCTTGCTGCTGGAGAGCGCGGGCCTGAAGGCTCGCCGCGTTGGCCTGGTTCTCCCCGGTGGCTTCCGCGCTCGCTGCGGCGATCTTGGCTTGCCCGATGACCTCCGCGGACTTGGTCCCGGCCGCGTCGGTCTGGAGCTGCGCGTTGAGCTGGGCGGTCGTCCGGGCCAGCTGGGATTGAACCTGAGCGGTTCCCAGCGTCTGGATCGATTGGACGTTGGCCTGGCCCAGTGTTTGCGCGGCGTTGGCCGCAGCCGCGGCTTGCTGCTGGTCTGCCGCGGTCTTCGCCTTCTGTTCTTCTGCGCTCGCGTTCGTAATGGCGCCGAGCCCGATCGAGGCCCCGGCCAAGAGGGCGGTGCTAGCCATTGTTCAACCTCCGATACATCGAAAAATCCCTCCCGCCGTAGTAGGACTTTATGCAATCCGTCTCGAGCTCGAAACCCAGAATTTCCAATAGCCGATGCGCCGGCCTGAACGCGCGCTCACACGTCGCCTCCATCCGCGGGACGGCCGCGCAGCGCGCATCCAGGTACCGACGAAGAATCTTAACGATCGCCGGGAAGTGTGCCCCCGATCGAGAATCGAACAGCGCCCACGCTTCTTCGCGGCCCTCCCAGTGTTGAACCGCTCCGAAACAAACCATCGGTTGCTCATCTACCCAGATCGTGTGTGCTACCGTCCCGTACCTGAACTTCTCCAGAACCGAATCCGGAATCTCGATGAACCGAGTACTGATCTGCTCATCGAGGCGCCGGGCATCGTTCGGGTGAAATCCACTCACGCGAATCACCCGCGGTCCTCCACCGTGAGCTGCATCGAGATAGCCAGAACCGAAGCCGGGTACGGGTCACTCACCCGGAAGCATATCTGGCCATCGAAATCGTAGTCTTGGTTGGCTATCTCCGAAACGATTCCATCGAAGAGTGGCGGCCCGAAACCCAGGTTGTCTTGAGCTGTTCGCATCACGACCGTATGCAAATCGTCGAGTGAATACCCGAATTTAAGCGCCTGGGTCTGATTGACGAGAATGCCAACCCGATTCGCGCGCCGGGTTTTCGCAAGCGCGGTTCCGTCTGCTGCGCCGGAGTCAGAGCGAAGTAGACGGAAATCGGAATTGTACGGAAATCCGAAAACGATGAAACCGGCAGCTTCATTCAGGAACAGCGTGTTGGCCCCGCAGGGCCCGGTCTGAACGCCGTTATCCCCGAAAACCGTGATCGTTTCGCCGTTCAACCACGACACTCCGGTTATGAAAGTGTACTGCCTACAAACCACTCCACCACCGAAATACTGGTCATACGCGGTTGAATCGACGTTGCTGCCGTCTGGGTTTTTCAGGACGACCGTGTTCCCCGCGACCGTGCCGGCGACGAAAACCTTGTCGTTCAGCTCAGTCATTCCGAAGATCTCGCCGAGCGAAAACCGGTTACCCGTGGAAACTCCAGGTGTCGCGGAGAGTGTCATAACCGCGGGATTTGCTTGCGTTATAGCGATTATCTCGTTTGTGGGCTGCAGCTGCCCGTGGGCATCGAGGAAATGGGCATTGTGCTCATAATCGCCCTTTTCGAAGAATGCGGACATACTCTCGACGTATTGAACTACGCCCCCATTTATGTACCGTTCAGCCACTAGCCACAGTTGATCGAAAGTTCCATCGGATGACGGGATGACAGCCACGCTCGATATTTGCGGCGGGCCGCCGTTCGGGTCCCCGTACCCGCCCAACTCGTGTTGGTGCCAGCCGGCTTTCAATTCCTGATCACGGCTATAGGTCAGGCCGACGAGAACCCCATCGGCGCGGGCGCACCAGATAATCGGGTATGGGGTTTTCGCCACCGCCATTTCGACGATCCCCGTGACATAGGTTCCGGATGAAATGATCGTCCCGCGGGTAATGTGCTCTGCCAGGAGCGTTATGTCCGTAGACTTGAATGAATCGCCATAGAAATCCCAAAGCATCTCACGCACGATGCGTCCGGTATTTTGTATGTAGATGCTTGCGTTTCCGATGCGTACTGGAATCGTGTTGGCGCAGCCGTACGCGCTCTGCTGCTTCGCGGACAGGTTGGTCGGCGTCATCGGCGCCCCGGTGGTTCCGGAGTTCAGCAAGAACTCAGTGCCCGAGGTGAAGACCTGTAGCCCTTGCTTATCGGAGATGGCGTTTCGAATTCGGTTGATCTCGTAGGCGTTGATCACAACCGAAATCGCGTTCGTCGCGACGACGTCCCCGTTGGTCTGAGTCGGAGCGTGGTTGAAGTAATCCCCGGTGACCGATCCGTTGGCGCCCTGGGGGCGGGCATCGGATCCGAACAACCACAAGCGGTCTTCGTGGAAAACGATGCAAACCGGCCAGCCAGTGGTGGTTGACCACAACCCAAGCCGCCAAGTGACGGTGGCCCCGACCGTCGTTGCGACGGAACCGCTCACCAGCGCCGTAACGTGCGTGCTGTCCGTGAAGGCGGTTATGCGCAACCACGCCCAGTTTGTGCCACTTATGATCCGAACGACGCGGCCGACATCGGTAGACGCGAACAGCGCCGCGCTGGCCGTAAGCGTGATCGAACCCGTTGTACCGGATGGGTTGATCGTTGTCGCCGTGGTGTTCAGATCCAGGTACGGGCCATCGAGAAAGCTGATCAAGTTGAGCGTCCACGACGTATCCCCCGCGCGGGCAAGATACCGCGGCTGATAGCTGGGGTGAACGATGAACAGGCTGTCCGCGGATTGGCAGAACTTCAGGTTGTAGATGTCCGCGGAGTCATAGGGCGTGACGACCTCGTACAGCCGGTACGAAACGCCGCCCGCGGTGTATGCGCTGTACGCGCTGCTATCGATCCCCTGCAACTGGTACGTATTTGCTGTAACGCCGGCTACGGTATAGTTGAGGTCGTTCACCTGGGTCATCCCGCCGACACCCGTAATGTAGACCCGATCCCCGTTCGAGTAGCCGTGAGCGTTCGACGTAACCACCGCGGGGTTCGCCCGGGTTATTCCCGTGATGTTCTTGGCGCCCTCGTAAAGTAGCTGATTGTCCTTGTAAAACCGGCAGTACAAATGCCCGAACTCGATGATGTAGTTCTGAGTTGACGAGAACCGGAACGCCACGACACGCGTGTTCTTGTTGGTGAATTTCGTTTGAGATACGAACTGAGTGCCGGGGCGGCGAACAAGAGAACCCTGCGGCGTAGGGATCCAATTCTTACAGAGATCGAGGCCGGTCCGGTAACGGGGAGAGTCGACCCGGCCCTGGAAATTCGGGCTGATCTCTCCGCCAGAAAAATCGGATTGAAGGGTAGCCGCTCGCGCCATTTCGTTCTCCTCTTACCAGGGCCAGCCGAGACCGGACGGCCCGGAAGAACCCGCGGAGCGGGCCGTGATCCACGAACCATCTTGTGCGATGGTGGGTGGGAGTTCGATTGCCTTGATTCGCTTCGCGTCGATGATTGCCAGCCGGAAGCCATCGACCGCCGCGGCCTTCTTGGTGTTGCTTTGGGTGATCACTTCGCAGAGCTCCTCTGCGATCTTGCACGCCAGCGCCTCGATGAACAGCGGGTGAAACAGAGACACGTCCGTGACTTTTGACGTGTACCGGATGTTGATCGGTGCCGGGTCATTCGTGATCAGGTACCGGCCCTCGACGATCCAGTCTCGCCCGAGGAACCCGATTTCGGGGTCATCGGGGAGGAGGATCAGATAGTCCGCCGGAAGCAAACAAGCCGTCGTGCGATTGAACACTGGCGGGGTGGTGTCCGCCGCAAGGGCTACCCGCTTGATAGTGAAGTCCCAGCGGTACTTCTGCAGGAGTAAATCCCGCAGATCGTAGTAGACGTTCTTACAATGCCCCGCGGCCACCGACCCGTCCGTGAAGGATGAAATCGTGCGCGCGCCGAGCTTGGTGAGTCCGCGATTACAAATGGATATCTCAGATGCTGCCGGCACGGTGGCCTCCAAGAGAAAGGCCCCAGGATATCCCGGGGCCCGTTATCAGACCGGGGATCCGTCTCTACTGAAAGTAGACCACGTCGATGTACGCGGTGTTGGTCAGATCGAGGAACCGGATCGCGCTCAACTTCCCGACATACGTGAACGGGACGCCGACCAAGACCTGGAACCCGAAAGTCCCCGCCGGATCGACGCCGTCATCGCGCCAGAGCACCGTTGCGCCCCTTGCCACGATGAAGGCCCCGCGGGCGCCGGCGGGCGGCGTCAGCCGAACCGGTTCACTGATCACTTGAATTTGTTCGTACCCGACGCCCCCTGTGAAGGGGGCCAGGTATCCCGGAGCGGTATACGTCAAGGACACTGGCCTTCCCTCCTTACGCGGGCGGGAACTTGTTGGTGATGATGTAGTCCATTATCTTCTCGAGGCCATCGAGAACATCCTGGCGGGTGAGCGCCGGTGAAACCGCGAGATCGAAGGTGAACTCCATCGAGCTCGTAGCCGTTGCGGCGCCCGCCGCTTCCACGATGTCTTGCTCCCGCTGGCCCTTAGCAATCGAATACCGACGAGTAGCCAAGGATCACCTCCGGGTCAGCGCGGCGGAGCGACGTATCGGCACAGCGAGGAAAGTCCCGCCGTGGCGGTCGCTGCCGCGGTCAAGGTCATCACGATGTCCAGGTTTCCGCCGGGATCCGACGCGAGACCTGCCCATTGCCAGAGGGGCGCGCGCAAGCTTGCGATGAGCGCGCCGCCCGCCGCGGCTTCGTGCGTGATGTCGAGGAACGCCGCGTTCGGGCTCGAGATGGCCACCGCCGAAGCGATGGCATCCGCGTCAATGACGGCGGAGCCGCCCGCGGTCGAGTAGTAGATACCGAAGTCCGCCGCGGCGGAGCTGATGGTACCATTCACAATGAGGAGTTGGGCCAACCGGGCGTTCGACGGAAGCCGGTGCAGCCGGTACGTCGACGCGATTGAGTCGCCGTTCGTGACGACCACCGCCGTGGCGTCTTCGAGAAGCACGCCACGGCGCACCAGCGTCGACACCGTTTGACTGGCATCGAGCGCCGTGATTTCGGCAGAGAGTACGTTGACGATCGCCACGGGTTACGCCACCCACCGAACCAACATCGAGATGGTTCCCCCGCCGTTGGTTGTGACGTCGTTCCCCGTGATCACGATGTCCAGGTTGCATCCGGGGTCGGCCGAAAGACCGGCGATTTCCCAGAGCTTTTTCCGAACTTCGTCGACGTCGAAGCCGCCGCTGCCAGCCGTGACTTCGTGGGTCAGGTCCGCCCACTGGCGTCGCGCCGTCGTGAAGTCGGTGGCGGTGGTGCCGTTGAAGCAATCGGCATCGACCACGGCGCCCGCGGTCACACCCGGCGGCGCGCCTACCGCCGGGTAGTAAACCCCGATACTTCCGTCCGCAAAACCGCTGATCGCATCGTGCGCGATCAGTATGTTGGAGATGCGAGCGCTCGACGGGAGGCGGACAAACCGATACGTGCTCGTGTTCGTGTCGGTCGTCGCCACTTCGAGAGTCGCGACATCCTCTCGAAGCATTCCGCCCTGGGTCAAGTTCGTGTTGGGCACTTTGGGCAAAGCGTCGGAGTTCGAAATCTCCGTGCTCTTCGTATTCACAACACCCATTATTCACTCCTTCTTTGCTTGAGATTGAGTATCTACTGAAAGACCGACCTCACGCCGTCAGGCTATCAGGTCTTCTTGCAGAGGATCTCTTCGACCTTGACCTCTTCGAGCCGCGTGGCGTTGCACGTCAGCATATTGTACAGCTGCCACGGGTAGCCGCGGAGGTCGTTTCGTTCTGACACCTTCGTCATAATGCCCCACATCGCGAAGTGCATACCGGAGTAGCACCACGCGGGCACGCGAAGGTAGGGGTCGGCGGTGGACTGCAGCCGTTCGGAGTGGACGAACTCGCACCCGAGCCACTGCATCACCCGGCCCTTGCCATCCTGCACCGGGCGGCCGGGGTTGAAGGACGGGTTGAAGTCCTGACTGATCACCAGGTAGTCATTCAGGAGCTGGGCGTTCTGGAACGCATCGATCGCGATGTAGATCTGATCCGTATCGAGGTTCACCTCATTCAGCCCGAACAGGCGCCGAACTTCGATGATCTTCTTCGCGGTCAGGCCGATCGCGGCGGCCGAAGCGAAATCCACCGCGATGACCTGTCCGGAAGGTTCCGTGGTCGACGTGGCGCCCTGCTCCCCGGTCATCGCCGCACCGAAGAAGGCGGGGATGACCACGTCATCGATCTGACGGCCAACGGCCGCGAGCGCCGTCTGCATCAAGCTCGATTCCGGATCATTCATCACGCGGAACTTGTCGAACTTGTCCACCTGCTGGGCCAAGTCGAAGTCACGCGGAGAAACCCACCGGCGGTCGGTGGCCGCGTCGGTGCGCACGATCGTCTCGAATCTCGTTGTCACTTCGGACATCGAAATCTTGGCGACCTGATCAATCGGCGAGACCTGCTTACCGACGTAGGTGCGTTCGGTCATCTTGCCGCGGAAGCGGCTTTCTCGCTGCTGCGAGAGGAGTTCAATCTTCGTGGAAAACTCTTCGGTCTGCCACGTTGGGATAATGAGCGCGCTCAATTGCGGCCCTCCAATCGGTCACGGTTTGTGATCACGGTTGCGAGGGCTTGTCCTCAGGGCGGGGCCTCTCTTCCCAATAACCCGGGGCAGGGCGCGGTCTTTCCCGCGGGCCAGCCGGTCAACCCCGGTAGGGTCGATTGTCGGCTACTTACAGGGGCTGAAGGAGTCGAACCTTCGTCTACTGGGCCAAAGTCAGCCGCTCTACCGTTGAGCTAAACCCCAATGAACTAGGCCGCTTTCGGCGGCCGTCCAGGTTTCCCCGGTGGCCGTTCTACTTGTGGCTCATCCACATACGTCTCAAAAATCCGAACCTGGTCCACTACTTCCACCGCGGGCGTTCCCGCGCGATACACGATCCGGATCAATTCGATTCTCTGAGATGCACTTGCCATAATAGTGTAGGTCCGATCGGCTTATAAAGCAAGCCCTAGCGCCCTTCCGGGAATGCCTGTTTGTGGAGCGCGGTCAGTTCCTTCAGGGTATCCCGGTCCCCTTCCGACACCCGTTTGGCGAAAGACGGCGAGTTCTTCAATTCGACGAGCCGCGCCTGCGCTTCCGCGGGCGAATACATCGGCGCCGCCCCACCCGAACTCCCCGACGACGGCGCATAGAACGGGGCTTCCCCGAACCGCGTGGCCAGTGTGTACATAAACTTCACCAGGTTGGCAGAGCCGGCGGCCTCTTCCAGTGCGTTCAGGTGTTCCGGTTTCAACCCGGCCGCTTCCCCGAGCCGGCGCGTAGCGGCCTGAGCTTCCGCTACGTGGTGCTCAAACACGCCCGGGCCCCACTCGTCTTGAAGGCTCTTGATGTCTTTCTCGTAGGCGGCTTTCTTCGCCTCCGCCGCAGCCTTCGCCTGGCCGGAGGCGAACTCGTTGAACCGCTCCACGAGCTTGGTCGCCGCCTTGACGGGCACCCCTTCTTGATGGAACCACTCCGCCGCGGCCTTCGCGAAGGCCGGGTCACTGCCTTCCGGGACCTGGAACCCGTACTCTTCCGGCTTGGCCGGGACGCCAAGTCGAGTTCGGTATTCAGCGATTTCGGCGTCGGTTGCCTTTTCGCCGGGCATCTTGAGTAGCCGATCGGCCGGAACGCCGATGAACTTCTCCAGGTTGAAATACGCATCGGTCAACGCGCCGACGTCCTTGAACCCCTTGGCGATGATAGCCTGCCGGCGTTCGGGCGGGAGCCCTTGCGCCCAGTCCGGCGCCCCGGATTCGTTCCCGGTAGAAGGCGTAGAGGTCGCCGCGGTTGAAGGGTTGCCGGAGGTAGCCGGTTGGCTGGCCGGAGCGGTCGAGCCCGACGCGCCAGCCGTTTGTCCACCCGGTTGCCCGCCCGCTGGGGTTGTCACAGTTCCATCGGCCATTGAATTCTCTCCTGAATATTAAGGGTTTTTCGTCATCGTAATATAGGGGCCACGACATCATTCGAGATCGGGCCTCCCGTATAAAGACCAGAACTGTTCAGATGTCAGCTTGAGGTGGTGCTCGATTCGTAACCACACCTCCCGGCGCCCGTCCAACCGGGCAGACTCCCGCGGGTCGGCGTGGTGCGTCGACTTGTGGGCCCTGCAGAACTTGGCGAGATCCGCGAGCACCGCGGTCTGAGACTGGTTGTTCAGATCCCCCAACACCTGCAGATAGGCGCGCTTCCGCAAGTGCCGGCTGACCTTCAGCTTCTGGACCGCTTCCTGGATTTCCTCTTTACTGAGCTGGACCCGCACCGGTTCCACCTCCCGGCGGGGGCTTCGCCGCTTCCGCCTGCGCCGAAGCCATCGAGGCCCCCGCGTTCGTCAGCGCTGCCGCGCCCGGGGCCGCCTCCGCCATCTGTTTGGCCTGCGCTTGCTCCGCCCGGCCTTGCCGGATCTGGGCCACCGATTGCGCATCGAGCAACCAGCGAGTGGGTACCGCGTTGATGGTCGTCGCTACTTCCGGGACGATCGCGTCCCAGTTGAAGTGATCCAGTGGCGTAGGGTCTCCGGTCAGTTTCACCATCTCGAGCAGCGGTTGAACCGTACGCTGGAGGCCCGCCGCTTCACCGGACAGTTGAGCGCGCGTGAGCGGCGAATCGTAACGGACCTTGTATGCACCCCCCGTTTGTGCCAGCAAACGCGGCATCGGAGGCAAAAGTCGCTGCATTGCGAGGACCGAGAGCACGCGATCAATGACCGGCCCCAGATATTCGGATGTCTGACGACCGATCGTGGGGGCAAGCAGGATGCCTTTTTCCTTCGCACGTTCGAGCACCTCCGTCGCCGTCATCTGGGGCGACTCAACCAGAATCTGGAAGATCGTCACCAGGAACGCGTCATTGATCACAGAGCGTTCCCACTCCATCGCGTCCTTGCCGGCCGCCAGGTTGCCGGTGGGCAGCGTATGGATTAGCATCTGGCCGGACTGGTTGACCCCGCCATAGTTGAGCGCGCCGGGCGTGAAATCCGCGCCGTCCAGCACGCCGTCATCGGGGGCGAAGAGCGGCGGATCGGTAATCCGCTGCCCCTGCTTCAACATTGTCTTCTTCATCTCGTTGAGGCACTTGGCGGCGTTCAACGAGTTGAGCATCGGCCCGCGGCCGTAGATCTCACCCGGGGTCGTGCTGTAGCGGGAAACCGGGTACGGGAAAGACTGGTATCCACCGGGGGCCGTGATCAGTTGACACTGCTCCACGGAGATATAAAGACTCGAATATGGCATCCCCTTGTAGTCCAGCCGGCGGGGGTCCACATCTTCCTGGGGTTCCACGACGTGGAGGAAACGGAACAAGGCTTCCGGGTTGGTATCGAGCGCGTTGTAGATCTGCTCCGGGATGTTCTCTTCCCCGAACATCTGGCGGGCCTGGCGGGCGGTCAGCCAGAAGCACCGGTCAAAGGCGTCGATCTGCCCCTGGTGATTCTCCCGCGGGTAGGATTCGGCCAGGGAGAGTGCCTTGAACCGAACCCCGGGGCGCTTGTACAGTTGGTCGATGAACATCGGCCCGGTACCGAACACCCCGAGGGAGAGAAATACCTGCTGATTCTGCCCCTCCCAGTTGGAGGCGGGCGAATACAGGTATTCGAACACAATATCAACCACTTGCTCGAACCAGAGCTTGGTGTTCCGGTCCGCCTTGGCGATCGGGTTGCCGGCGGAGAGCGAGAACCACCGCTCGAGCGCCGGCGTGATGAGTGACGACACGATCGCGGAGAAGCGCTCCGCCGCTACCGCGATCGTCGAATCATACTGAAACTGGCCCCAGTCCGTACCGGGCTGCCGGATGTTGTCCGCGTTGAACGTGTTCCGGTATGCGGGCAACGCAATCTGCGCCGCCTGCTCCCACTGGGTTTCCCAGTTGCCCCGGTTACCGGCGAGATGTCGCCACTCGCGCACCTTCCGGTTGGCCAGCTCCTGGTGATCATCGGTCAGAAGCTTCTTATTTACTTGGCGTTTTGGCATCATCGGCCGTACAACATCCTCGTCGCCCGTCCGAACCTTGGTTGATCTTCGTTGTCGTTCAGGCCGCCGATCCCGGATGCCTGCCCGGTATTAGGATCCACACCCAGCGGACCAGTATGGATCAGGCTCGCGGCGTTCGTCTGCTGCTGAATCTCCCGCGGGGCTGCGGTCGCGGCCTGCAACACGGCCTGCGCCGGCGTCAGGTTCGCCGCCGGCACCGTCTGCTTCGTGGTGGTCGAGCTCGCCGGCGCCAGGTTGGCGTTCAGCAGATCGGCGGCCGATCCGGTCCGGGAGACCGGAGACGGAACCGCCGGCGGGGGCTTCGGCGTGGCGAGCGTCGGCACCGTGGGCGCGGTCTTCGGGATCGCCGGAACCGAGGTTGACTTCGGCGCCGCGACCACCGGCTTGGGCGCCGGCTGGACCGGAGCCGCTTGCGGGGTCGGCGCCGCCAGAAGCAGCGGCGCGGCCGCTGGAGTGGGTGTCGGCTTCGGGCCATATGCATACCCGCCCGCCGTTGTCGTTGCTTGGACTGGCCCCTCTTTCACAACCGATCCATCTGGCCCGATTCCGTAACCCGCGGCGATGGGTTGCCCCGTCCGCGGATCCTTCATTGTGTTGGTTGTCTTCGACGGATTGGCGGTGTTGTAGGCGGCGACTTGTTGCGATAATGCGGTGCTCATATCCGAATACTACGCTTTCAGACGTCCCCGCGTCTATAGATGCCCCGGTGCGGGTTCCGTTCCCGCGGCTTGCCGGGGTTCAGTGGATCATAATCCGTCCCGCGGGCAACCCGGGATCGCCCGCCTCGATCGTATTCCCGCTCCCGCCGTGCCTCCGCGCTCGCCACCGGAACCGCGAAGGTAAGCGCGAGGCCGTCACCGTGATCGGGGGAGGCGAGCCCGCGCTTCTTCATTGCCTTCTTCGGCTCGAGCCGGACCGCGCCAGACGGTTCAATCGTGAAGATCGGCCCGTTCAGGTCGTCGATCAGTTTGTTGTTCCCCTCCTGAATGGTTCCGTCGGGAAGCCAATCCCGCATTGCGCCCCAGATCTCTGTCCGGCGATCCGCCCACGCCGACGGTCGGTTGGCCCGGGTTCCAAAGTTAATACCGTGAACTTTATATCTCCGCTCCTTCAGCCGATCCACCACGCCGGCGCCCATCCCACCCTCATCAATGCACACCACATCCGGCCGGTGCCGGTCAATCTCCCACGCCACCCGGTTAGCGACCTCCATCACGTCCATCCCGCGGAGGACCACGGGCGCAATCGACCGAGCATCGCGTCCCCGGCGGAAGTACATCGTGGTGGAATCGTCCCCGAAGCGGGCCGGATCCACACCCATCGCGAGCGGGGCAAACCTGTTCGCCAGTTCCTGGATCGGAGTCCACGGGTTGAACCGGGCGGCGTCGATCAGATGGCGGCCAATGAACTGGTCAAGCCCCCGCTGGGGGAATTGACCCAGGACTTCGGTGCGCGCAACATCGGTGTCCTCTCCGCCAGATTTCGCGATGATATCGTTCAAGACTTCCTTGTCCGTGCCTTCCACGGTCCGGGAGTCCAGATTGCGGATTCTCCAGTAGTTCCGATCCTTGTGGAAGCACTCGAAGAACTTCCCGGTGTTGTGCCGGCCGTTCCCGAACGCGAGCCAATACCGATCCAAGACCGGCTCCGTGTAGACGCCCTCCGCCACATCCCAGATGCAGTCGGCGATCCCCGAGGCTTCGTCAAACACCTGCAGGATCCCCAGCGGGTTGTGCGTCCCGGCGAAGGATCCGGGGCTTTCCTCGCTCCACAGCTGCCCCTGAATGTAGTAGTATCCGCTCGCTATTCGGAGTTTCTTGAGAATCTCGTCCTGCCACCACTGCGCCGGGGCGGCCTTCAATCCCGTCGTTCCCTGCCAGTGGGCGTTCCAGGCGATCGACAGCCACCGCTCGAGCTCTGCGAACGTTTTGGACCGCAACTGGTCTTCTTTGTACGCGGTCACTACCGTCGTCGATCCGATCCGGGTCGTGAAAAACCACCAGGCAAGCATCGAGAAGAGCGCAGACTTGCCGGTCCCGCGGCCGGTCACCGAGGCGGACTTGTACACCCGCGGGTCAAGCCCCAGTTCCATCCGCTCCCGGTTCGACTTGATGTGGTCTTCTATCGCTTCCATCTCGTCGCGCTGCCACACCCGCGGGCCTTTGAAGTTCCAGAGCGGGGTATTAGGTTCGCCCCAGTCCCAACAGGCAATGGCGAAACGATACGGGGAGTCCCGGACTTCGGGAGACGTGAGGGTATCGTAGAGCTTCTGCTCTTCTGCCAGGGTTGTCGGGCGTTTGCGGGCGGCCATTACCGGAGTTTCCTAATACGGTGGAGGAGTTCGGCCGACGCGAAGACCAGGAGCATTAGAATAGCGTGATTGGCAATCCAGTGTTCGAACAGAAACGGGGTCGCTGGGTGTTCCTTGCCGTCCAGGAGTTTCTTCCAGAATTCGATGTAGGCCATCCCGTTTCCCCGCTTCAAAAGCTAGTATTCACATTAATTTCTTAATTTCGCAATTTTTAAATTTTAGCGAGCTAGGGGCAGTCTTTTTCCGCGCCCAGGAAATTTCCCGGCCCCCACCCCACCCCGGGCCCGGTCGAATCCAGGGCTCCAGCTATCAAATCCTCACCAGGTACTCAGCTCTCGCCAATCCCCAACAACATTGAGTATCCTAATATCCAGTAACTGCGAGCCTACCGATAGATATCATCCGTCTCGCCGGGGAACAGGGAATCCAGGGATTCGGTATCATCGCCACTATCTAGTTGAGGAACTACCTCGATAGCCCGGAGCCTGGCGATAGCTCGCTCTGAAACGGGACGCAAATCGAGGCCACCTTCTATATTTATATCAATCCTGTCCCCATACTTAGAGGGGATCATCTTGGATGCCCTCCATTTATGGTTGTCGGATCGTATCTTAATGAGTGCCGCTTGCTGCGGATCGCTGTAATCGTAGTCAACTATGTCGTCAATTAATATCTCAGTTCCAGCCCGGCGCGCGAGCAGAAAGCGTTCTGCTTCTGGGGTAGGGAGTTCAGAATGGTATACTAATACGCTTGGGTTAATACCTATCCTATCGCATATGGTCCGAAAGCTTCCGCCCTCCTCCGCGAGTCGAATCGCGAGCTCCCATTGCTCCTTAGATATGTGTTTCCTGGGATACGGCATAACCGGCAAGATGCCCGCTACAAGACATTATGGCAACCCTCCATAACTTTTTTCCTAATGCCACTTGACTCTCGCACCGATCTACTATAAAGTAGTTAATACCAGTATCTCGAAACCTAATATGGAGGTAGCCAATGCTCCCGATGACCCCGGAATTCAAAGCTGCACTGCTCTATGATAAGGAACTCGAGCGCCACTACAGGAACCTCGAAACCCACCGCGAGCGCGAATTGATCGGCGCAGCACAGGAAGCGGCCACAATGGGTCTTGCTGGACTCGCCAGCGCGCTCTATCGGGCGGCTGGGAAGCTCCAAGCTCGCCGCTTGAAGGATCGGCGCAATCGAGCGCGCTCACGCTACACGGTGCGGGCGTTCCTCGCAGAAAGCAAGCCGTGGGACTTGGATCGTGCGAAAGACAAAACCCGGGCTTGGTTCGATCTCAGGGAAGCGTGCAACGCCCTCTAAATCCCCCGCGGGCGCGGTCCGGCAGATAGCTAATAACCTTCCGGGTAGGCACCCGGAAGAAAGGGCACCCGGATTCCACCCGGAAAGCCGCTTCCGATCAGGCTCTATACTATATCTTCCGGGTAGTAGTAGTAGTAGAAAAGGGGAAGCACGGAAGCCCGGAAGGGTATATGTATTAGGATAGCCGTCTATACCCCGGAAACCACGGCTCCCTATAACTTGAAACACTTTTACCCGGAATTTTCCCCTAGATCCTGATCAGTTCACTAATCCAACCCGGAATCCGGGTCGGATTTTACCCGGATGACCCGGAAGGTCCCGCTCTGGAAGCGGCTCCCTTTCTTCCGGGTAGCAAAGCCCGATAACGAGCGAGAATCACATTAACCATCCGTCAAATATTCTGCACGTAGCTGGGATTCGACGGAGCCTAAAAACATCAAGGTCCCATATATGAAAGCCTGCAAAATGATCACAATGGCCGACACAACCGGAAAAGTGAAACGCTGTATCACAATATCGGAGGTTCAAGCGCTCGTTCGAACCGACGGCTCAACTCGCGAGCGCCGCGCCAAAGTTCACTCGATTGGGCTCTCCGACGGTTCAACCAACTGCGGCAACGCGTTCGACACCCGCGGGGGATTCCTGTTCTCGTTCGGGTGGTACCTTTTCCCCTTGCCTCCGGGTGCCGATCCACTCAAGTCAAAAGGCAAGCTTGGAATTTGTGGCTAGGGGTATAAAGATTCTGTTGACTCGTTCCGATCCTAATGTTACCCTGTCCTCAACATTAACTTTCGATGAAGGAGGAACCTAATGCCAGAGAACACGTTTCGAGGAAACATCTATTTCCGGATGAACGACGGCGAAGAGTGGGTTTTGTGTGAATACCACGCAGAGCAATTCTCAGACGAGAACCACGAAGACGTGAAGGCACAAGGATACGCTCCGCAGGGTTATCCTTGCGACTCTTGCGGTAAGTAGGTTTCCAAGCTCCGGAGGGCAGTAGCAGCCTAGCCGTTCAAACCGGCATCCGGAGCATACACTAGGTGCGAGTCAACGAAAAACGGAGGAACCTAATATGAGCTGGCGTGAAACGGGGATCAAAGGTTATTGGTCAGAAGGGTATCACATTGGTGGGCATCCGCGGTTTCTTGAAGCCCGCGTTGAAGCCATCCGGAAAGCGGTTCACAAGCGGTTCAGTGACGCCGTGCTTATCGAAGCCGTTTCGGGCGTTCTGGTATCTACTCGCGTTGCTGCGGGCTTCGAAACACACAAGGAAGCTTTCGGGTTCGTCGGTGGCTTCATCCTGGCGAAGGGTTGGGGGCGGTCACGATGAAAGAACTCGACCACGAGCATTATTATGCCCCGAGGCTGCTTTTCGGAAACGGCCAGCAGTCCCCCGTGGAGACCTACGTTTCCCACCCTCCCGGGACGCACCCGAAAAGCTGCATCAAACCGGAATACTGTGCGCTGGAATGCCGGCTCACTAACGGCGCGGTCCGATGGTTCGGGTGCCGCGACGCTTACATTAACGCAGAGCTCAAAATGGTGGTGGTCGGAGTCAACCCACGGGATGAAGTTATGTCCCGGTTCCGAAAGGTTCCGGCCACACTGAGGAATTATTAGGATGCTTCAAACGCTAGGCTTCAATCTCGCCAATGGAAACACGAAGCTTTTTCCGGTCCTACCCTATGGACCCTTGAAGGATTGCTCAGTTATCGAGCGCTTCAAGGATGAAGCGGGCTTGCGCCGCTCGATTCGAATCCTGTACCGATACTTCGAGGGCAAGCTCTCCGACGGAGACCTCGCCATAACCCGTGACGCCACCGGAACCGGGTATGAACTTTGGACGTATACCGCGAGCTGGACTGGCCGGCAGGCGTTCTATGCCGGAATCATTATCGGCTACCGGCTCGCGCAACGGAGGAAACCTAATGTGTGCTAAGCGCCGAATCGACGGGATGACTCCTCGCGAATTCATCGAAGCCATCAACGCTGGCGCATATGCCTGGCCGGGAAGCTATCCCAAGTTCTTTGCAACACTGTCTGGAGATTGCCTTTGCTTTCGGTGCGCTGCGGAGAACCGGCGCTTGATCGCAAAGAACCTCCGCGGGCGGCTCCCATATTCAGATCACGGCTGGGTTGTCGAAGCGGTGTATGTGAACTGGGAAAACGAGCTTTGGTGCGCGGAGTGCCAGAAACCTATCGAATGCGCCTATCCAACGGAGGAACCTAATGTCTAACGTGAATCCCAGAACCGGCATAGCTTACGGCGTGGTTTCAGCCCGAAATGTCCCCCATCTTTACGACGCGATCATTTCGGACGGCACTGATGAAACTTACGACGAAGCGTATAAAGACAGGGTCCATACGCTAGACCGCGAAATGACCGACGAAGAGGAAGAGACGTTCTCGCAAGACTACCAGTGTGACGAGCCGATGTATCACCACGTGGATGGCGAGAACCACTATGAAACCCAGTTTCTAGGTGGGGCACCGCTCGTTTACGTGACCGAAAGCCGCTTCGTGACTTACTGTCGGCCTTGCTCGCCTTGTGTCCCGGGAGCTGGCGATCTCGATTCTAAGTGGTACTCCGCGGGGGAATGGGGGAACGACATAAAGCTGGCGTACTGTCCGGATCCGGAAGACTTCATAACCGACTACGAACCGGAGTATTTCTACTTCGTCGCGGAAACCGTCAAGGATGAAAACGGGACAGAACTTAATGTCCTTTCCCGGGTGCCAGCAAGCCAACAATTCGAGTTCTCAGTCACCTATCAGATTGTGACGTTCAAGGGCGAAGACGAGGAACCGGAGGAAGAATCCGGATTCGAGCACGAGAGCCTTACGGGAAACCTCGAATACCTGTTAGAGGTAGCCCGTGAGTTCAACGTTACCGAACCATCCTGCCACCCGGTCCGATTCTCCGACGGGCCGCGGGTTTGGTGGTCGTCCTTCGATCCGGTTCACGATCGACGATACTTCGAACAAGGCGAGCACAAAACCTACTCGCTCCACGTGAAAGATCAACGGGCGCACGAATATCTGACCTATCATCTGTCCTGGCTTCCGGCGCAACGCAAGGCGAAAGCCGCCGGCAAGTAACCATCCAGCTTGTGAATACCGCTTGTGGATCCTACATACCGTGTGTTAGGATCCACGAGCGCGCTCGCGCGGGAGGAATCAATATGCAAATCAGCGAAACCACGCTTATTAGCCGGGCAAACTTGCTCCGGTGGCTCAAAGCTCCGGCAGTCCCCAAGTATCCGGACTTCCCCAGCCCAGTGAAACACAAGCAACGTTACTACTGGACCACGCAAGCGGTCCGGGAGTGGCTCGAAACCCGGGAGCTTCTCTACGGCGAACACGTCCCCGAAATACCGGCCGATTTGCCGGCCTATCAGCCTCAGCAAGGGCCGATCGTCTCCGGAATGGCCTCGCGGATCATCAAGAAGTTCGGCGGGCCCTACAAGCTCGCGGCGGTGTTGAAACGAATCGATCGACCTTACAGCCCCGTTACCATCTACCAGTGGACATATGGGCGGGGCAAAGGCGGCCGCGGTGGCGTCATTCCCCCGCGGGCGTTGAAGGACGTCCTGGCTGCCGCCAACGCTGAGGGAATCCTGTTGACGCCGGAGGACGTAGCCCGATGATCCAGCGCACGGCGTTCATCCTGGGCGAGTATTTCGCGAAGGAACTAGAACTTGAGAACAAGGCGGGATGGTTTTTGGTTGCCTTCGCGCCGTACGCAATGTCGGCGGGAACGGCGATTTCGTATCGGTGCGTGTTCGAGTGGAGACCGGACAAGTTCGAGGTTTCGAAGAGCCTAAACCGCAAAGTCGACGACAAGAAAGGATCCTAATATTATGGTGTACCGAAAGAATACGACCGGCGAGCTCAAGTGCGGGCACTGCATCTCGTCGGCCGACTCGAGCGGGTGGCCCCGGGTGCAGTGGTACCAAGCGCCGCTTGACGCGCACTGCTCGGTGTGCGGACAGGATTGGCTTGGGGCGAAAGCCCCGGCCGAAAAGCCGCCGATGGTGCAGCCGTGAGCACTCCATTCCGGCGCGTGAAAGGCGTCTGCCCGGTGTGCGGGCGCTGGATCCAACTCGGCCAAGTCGGCCCGCGCTCGCCGCTCACGCTGGTTGAACACGGGCCCCGCTGGAAGCGGTGTGAGGGCTCGTTTAAAGCGCCGACGGGCGAAGGGCCGGCGAGATGAAACGCTACCGGTGCACACACTGTGAGTTTCAAACCGATGAGCCGCGGGTCCGGGAGCACGGAGTTCGCTCGCTCTGCCGCGGGCGGCTCATCAACCAACACGTCGAGATGCCGGCGCATTGGGGCATAGACTGGGCGGTCGGCAAAGATCGGACCGTGCCAGTTTACCAGGTTTCGACGCAAGAGATTTACGGTCGCTCGCCGATCGTGGATATTCTGCGGGATATGAGGATTTACAATGCGATGCGCAACGGCCTTATGTGGACGCTTCCGGAGCTCCCGTTTCCGGAGCGGTATGGCCCGAAGCTTCCTTGCGGAAAATGCTTCTACCTCGACGAGTGTTTCCACCCACAACTGAAATCCCGTCGACCTGAAGATAAGCCAGAAAATTGGCCAGATTGCTTCAAGTGGCCGCCGGTTTTCAACCCGTCTGCGCTGGACAAGCTGGATTCGTTCGACGATGGGGGCGAGCTGCGATGATATCCGCAGGAATCGACCCGGGCAAAAAGGGCGCGCTCTGCGTCCTTGACCACCACGCAATGCCGGTTGTGCTGCATCGCCTGCCCTACCTCTCGGAGGGGCTGGGCTTCGACGGGATCGCATTCGACTTTATGATTGACCCGTGGCTAGATCTCGTCGACATATGGGTTGTCGAGAACCAGACGAACCTGGCGGCGAAGCCCGGCAAGTCCAGCGTTCACGCCGTGTTTCAAGCGATGGCCTACGGCGCCCTCATCAACCAACTCCGCCGGCTGGGTGTTCCGATGTACGAGGCGGAGCCGTCTATCTGGAAGCGCATTATGCGCGTGACCGCGGACAAGGAAACATCCGTCAAGCGCGCGGAAGCGCTGTATCCGATTCAGCCCTCAATTTTCCGCGGCCCCCGCGGGGGGTTGCTGGACGGGGAGGCGGAGGCTTTCCTCCTCGCAAGTTACGGGAGGATGTTGGTCCGTGGATGAGAAGAAGTATCCTGAATGGTTGATTAAAGCCGGCCGGACTCGAACTTATCCGGTGTGCGATCTTCCGGAGGGGTGGGTGAAGTTCGTCTATCTCGACGGGAAGACGGAATGGCGGCCGGATCCTTTGCCTCACGATAACGGGGTTTTCGTTGAGCCGGTTCCTCCGCCGGTGCGCGATGTCTACAAGTTTGACCACTACCCTACGTTTCTGATCACAAAGAGAATATGGCGTAGACAGTGGCTCATCGGAAAGTCGATGCAGTTTGCTTGCGAATGCTACAGCTTCCCGTGCGATGCTCCGCGGTTTTACGCGATGCAGTACCGGGAGAGTGAATATTGAAACTCTACCATTACCAACAGAAGACGCGAGCGTTCCTGAAAGCCCGAAAGCACGCGCTCCTTTGTGACGAGATGGGGGTGGGCAAGACTCCGCCGGCGATCGTAGCCGCGGAGGAATGCGCAAAGCGTGGCCACATCCTCGCCATTTGCCCGGCCGGAGTCCGCGATAACTTCGCGCGCGAACTTCGGCGATGGTTGGTGCGGCCGACGGAAATCCACGTGATTGAACAACTCGACGAGCCCGTACCCCCCGCGGGTATCTCCGTGGTCTCGTTCGAGTTCGCCGTCCGAAATAAAGCCACCCTTGCGCGGAATTGGGAAGTGATCATCGTTGACGAAGCCCATAACCTGGGTTCGCCGGATTCCCAGCGTGCGCAAGCCATCCTCGGGGCGGAGGGGCTCATCCACCACTCAGATCGGATGTGGCTCCTGACCGGAACCCCGATGCCCTCGCACGCCGGACAACTTTGGACCTTGTTGTACCCCATAGCCGAAAACTTGGCGATGGATTACAACGAGTGGATAGATACCTTTTGTACCGGCTACCAGTACGCCGGACGCAAGACGATTACCGGGAACGTAAAGGGCTTGGCCCCGCTCCTGCAACAAATTATACGAACGAGCCGCGTGTTTCTGCGCCGGCGAAAGGTGGATGTGATGAAGGAACTACCCGCGATCACGCATAGCGATGTTCTGATCGAGCCGTACCTGGACGATGCGCTTCTGCTCGATGCTTTCCCGGACTGGTTGTTGATGGGCAAGCGAGAGAAACTCGAACTCAAGATCAAACTGGAGCAAGATCTTCTCGAAAAGACGCTTCGGGATGAACGGTTCTCGCAAGAGGGGATGAACCTGTTGGCGGCGCTGTCCAAAAGCGTGTCCAGCCTGTACCGATACATCGGAATCCAGAAAATCCACGGAATCGCGGAACTCATCGGCGGGGAGCTCGGCGCCAAAGCGTACCGCCAGATCGTCGTGTTCACGATCCACAAGACGGTCACGGAGTATCTGAGGCAAGGGTTGAAGCGGTTTAACCCGGTGACGATCTACGGCGGAACCCCACCCGCGAAGAAGGCCAAGAACCAGGAAACTTTTCTCAAGAACCCCAAGTGCCAGGTGCTCATCGCCAACGTGAAGTCCGGCGGGGAAGGCATCAACCTCGCGGAATCGGGCTGTCATCAAGTTCTGTTCGCAGAGCAGAGTTGGATTCCGGGGCAGGTTGAGCAGGCGTTCAACAGGGTTCATCGGCCCCCGGCGAAGGTGCCGGTCACCGTGCGATACGCTGCGTTGGCTCGGTCGATGGACGAACAGGTGGTTACCTATATCAGGCGGAAGGCGGCGAGTGTGGAGAACATCCTTGACGGAGTGACGGAGGACGCCGGGATGTTTGCCGGCGAAACGGAGGACATCTACGGATGAGCGGGAAATTGGTTCAGCTGAATCGGTTCCGGGTTTCCTGCGCACGGTGCCCGACAGCTCTCGTGTTCGAAGTGGACGGAGGCGGCGAACAGGAAGTAGTTGATTACGTCTCGTTCAAGTACGGTTGGACTCGGGAACCGAAGTGGATGAACGAAAATCAAAGGTGGTTCTGCGGCGGGTGCTGGAAAGAGTACATACGGCAGTGGGAGTCGGAGCGGGTACCAGTGAAGTAATCCGGAAAGCCGGGTGAAAAATAATTTTTAATTTCTACTTGACGGGTGCTGAGGCCGATGGTACCGTAGTTAGCGTAATACTACGGTGACCGAAGAAATACGGAGGGCGGAATGAAGGTGCTGGCGCATATCCTGCTGGAGGATGGCCGATCGCAGGAAGCTATCGCCAGCGCGGCGGGAGTCAGCTCTTCCC